CTATTAGTTTTCTATATGCATAATTAGAGCTTTAGGTATAGCTATAGCAGTTTAAGTTCAAACTAAAACCAAATACATGGGAAAAGGAAGGAAAAAAACACCAACAAAAATAAAAGAGATGCAGGGGACATCAGTTCCTTCAAGAACTTTGGAAAATGAAATGCAAGTTGATGTTGTTTCAAATGTTCCAGAGGCTCCAGAGTGGCTTTCTCTAATTGGAAAAAACGAATGGAATAAAGTTACAAAACAACTGTTTAACTTGGGAATGTTACATGATGTGGACCTTCCTTTGATTGAGGCATATTGCAATGAAATGAGTCTTTATTTAGAATGTGAAATGAAACTGAGAAGAGAAAACAGAATTGATGAGTTCCAAAATAGTGAAGGAATAGTTGTTAGACGTCAAGCAAATCCATTAGTCAAAATGAAAAATGACGCTTTAAATAACTCTTTGAAATTAGCTGCTCAGTTTGGATTGACTCCTGTTGCAAGAGCTTCCATTTCTGCACCTACAAAAATAACTAACACACAAATAAATAATTATTTTGACTAACTATTATTTTGACAAAAAGGCTGCTTCCAAAGCAATTGGATTTATTGAAACATTTTGTTCACATACAAAAGGAGAATTACATGGAGAACCATTACTTTTAGAAGATTGGCAAAAGAAAATAATTGGAGATTTATTTGGTTGGAAAACTGAGGAAGGGTTGAGAAAATACAGAACAGCCTTCATTGAAGTTCCAAGAAAAAATGGAAAGTCAACATTGTGTGCTGCAATAGGATTGTATATGTTGTTTGCTGATAGTGAAAGAGGGTCAGAAATTTATTCAGCTGCTGGAGATAGGGCTCAGGCTGGAATTGTTTTTGAGATAGCAAAACAAATGATTTTAAATAATGAGGAACTAACTTCCAGAGCCAAGGTATTTAGGAACTCAATAACAAATGAAAGTAAGGGAAACTTTTATCAAGCTATTAGTTCGGACTCAAAAACCAAACATGGATTCAATGCAAACTGTATTATCTTTGATGAATTACACACCCAACCAAACAGAGATTTGTGGGACACTCTTTTAACTTCAACAGGTTCAAGAAGGCAACCATTGTGTATTGCAATTACAACAGCGGGTTATGATAGACAATCTATTTGTTTTGAAGTTTATGATTATGCGAAAAAAGTAAAGGATGGAGTTATTGAGGATGAAACTTTTTATTCTGCTATTTATGAAGCAGATCCAGAGGATGACATAACCGATGAAAAGGTTTGGAAAAAATCAAATCCTAATTATGGAATAAGTTTGAGAAAGGAATATATGGAAAGAGAATCCAAAAGGGCTGTTGATGTTCCTTCATATCAAAACACTTTTAAAAGATTAATGTTGAACATCTGGACTGATTCTCAAACCGCTTGGATTGGTGCAAAGGAATGGGAACTTTGTCAATTAGAAATTGATTTAAATAAATTAAAAGGAAAAGAATGTTGGTGTGGTTTGGACCTAGCTTCAACAAGGGACATCTCAGCTCTTGTGTTATTATTTAAAGAGGGAGAAAAGTTTTTAGTTGTTCCATACTTTTTTATTCCAGAGGATAACGCAAAGAAAAGAAGTGAAAGAGATAAAGTTGATTATGTTACATGGATAAAACAAAACAACATCATTGCAACTGATGGAGATGTTGCTGATTATAATTTCATAAAACAAAAAATAATGGACATTGGAATGGAGTTCAGGATTCAATCAATTTGTTATGATAGGTGGAACGCTTCTCAATTAGTTATTGACTTAACAAATGAAGGTGTTCCAATGGAGCCATTTGGACAAGGTTTTCAATCAATGTCAGCACCAACAAAGGAATTGGAAAAACTTATATTGGGACAACAAATTATTCATGATGGAAGTCCTGTGTTAAGTTGGATGTTATCAAACATTGCTTTGCAAGAAGACCCCGCTGGAAATATAAAACCAAACAAAGCAAAGTCAACTGAAAAAATTGATGGGGTTGTTGCTTTGATTATGGCTCTCGGTTCTTATATGACAGAGGGAGATATAAATTCGGTTTATGACCAAAGAGGACTTTTAATATTATGATAAAAATTTATTCAGCAGATGGATTCATTCGGGAGTTTTGGCAAAGAGCCAAACACTACAAATATTTAAAACAAGCTTACGAATCTTTGGAAAAAGAACACATTGAGTTGTTTGGAAAAAGAAAATATTCTGACTATAATTCATTTAGAGCTTGCAGAGATAGAAAAATAAAGGCAACAATGCTGCACAAAAAATAGTTTGTTTATTAGTATAATTGCAAAAAATTATATAGTGGGCATTCTAAACTCAATTCAAAACATCTTCTCTTCAACACCAAAAAAAGAAACTCAAAGAAGTATAAATTACAACTTTGGATTCGGAAACAAAATTGCAGTTTCTCCTTCATCAGCTTTAACATTCTCAGCGGTTTGGGCTGCAATGAGATTGTTGAGCGAATCGGTTTCATCACTGCCAGTCAAGGTTTGCAGAAAAGAAGCAAACGGAGATATTGTTGAAATTGAAAATGACCTTTCTTATTTATTAAAATACGCTCCAAACACTTATCAAAACAAAATCACTTTCATTGAAAAGATAATGATGGACTTGCTTTGTAATGGAAATTCTTATGTGAGAATTGTTAGAAACAATGCGGGTAGACCAATAGAGTTGTTACCATTGAACTATGCTGGAGTGACTGTTTATTTTAGAGATAACAGGGTATATTATACATCAGACCAAGAAGCTGGAACTTTTGAATCCGATAACATGCTTCATTTTAAATTGATAACAGATGTAAATGCTGCTAAGGGAAACACACAAGTTGATGGAGGGATTGTTGGTTTAAGTCCTATTGAACAGAACGCAAATGCAATAAGTTGGGGACAATCAGTTGAGGAATATGGAAGGACTTTCTTTTCTAATGGAGCTAAACTTAGTGGAGTTTTAAAAACAGATAGGAGTTTATCAGAGCAAGCAATTGATAGGTTAAGAAATAGTTTTAATAATAATTACGCAAAACTAAGTGGAGCAAATCAAACAGCTGTTTTAGAAGAAGGGTTAACATATCAACCAATATCAATCTCAGCAGAACAAGCTCAGTTTTTAGCTTCAAGACAATTCTCAATTGAGGAAATTGCTAGAATCTTTAATGTTCCACCACACCTTTTAAAAGATTTAACAAAGTCAAGTTTCAATAACATTGAAATGCAATCTCAGGAATTTGTTACTTATTCATTAATGCCTTATTTAACAAAAATTGAAACTGAGATGAATCTAAAATTATTTAGAAGAAATCAAATTGGGAAAGAATATGTTAAGTTTAACACAAATGCACTACTCAGAGGAAATATAAAAGACAGAGCTGATTATTACAAAACAGCAATCACAAATGGATGGATGTCAATAAATGAAGTTAGAAGAAAAGAGGAAATGAACAGAATTGAAGATGGAGATTCTAACTATTTACAAATGAACATGACAACAGTTGACAAAATTGGAAACGATGCCAGCTGAGCAATGTAATAACGGAAAATGGAAATGGGGTCAAACAGGAGAATGTAAGTATGACTCTAAAGAGGAAGCTGAGAAAGACAATGAAAACTATTACAGGGATTTAAGTGATATTGATTTGACTCCTACAAAAGGAATGGTTGAGGAAGCAAAGAAAGGAAAAGAGTGGAGAGAAGAATTTGGAAGGGGTGGAACAGAAGTGGGTTTGAAAAGTGCAAACATGATAATCAACAATGAGTTGACTATTGAAAGAGTTAAAAAAATGTATGCTTACTTCCAAAGACATGAAGTTGATAAACAGGGAGAGGGGTTTACACCTGATGAAGATGGGTTTCCTTCAGCTGGGAGAATAGCTTGGGCATTATGGGGTGGAGATGCTGGAATGAGTTGGTCAACAAAGAAAAGAAATCAGATAGAAAACGAAACAGAAGAGAAAGGAATAAAAAATATTTGGGACAAAAAATTTGATAATACTATGGAAAAAAGAGTTTACAATATAGAAACAAGAGTTGAGAAAGATGAAAATGACAGAGAAGTTGTTGTTGGTTATGGTTCAATCTTTAACAGTAGAAGTGAAAATCTCGGGGGTTTTTATGAGTTTATAGCTCCAGAAGCAATCACAAATGAAACAATCATGGCTTCTGATGTTAGAGCTTTAATTAATCATGACCCGAACTTGATTCTTGCAAGGTCTAAAAATGGTGAAGGAAACTTAATGCTTTCAGTTGATGAAAAGGGTTTAAGATACCAATTCAACATTCCTGAAACTTCTTATGGAAAAGATTTAGCAATCAATCTAAAAAATGGAAACATTTCACAATCCTCATTTGCTTTCACAATTGCTGAAGGTGGGGACACTTGGACAACAGATGCAGAGGGAAGGGACATCAGAACAATTACAAAAATAAACAGGTTATATGACATTTCAAGTGTAACTTATCCTGCGTATAGTGAAGCAAGTTCTGATTTAGTAATTGCTCAAAGAGGATTGCAAACATATAAAGAATCACAGAAAAAACAAGAAGAAGAAAATGATTTAGTTAAGAGGTCGCTGGCTAAACTAAAAATTGAATTGATAAAGCGAAAAAAATAATTGTATAATATAAATAAATAAGAAAAATGAAATCAAGTATTGAATTAAAAGAATTGAGGTCTGATTACATTTCTAAGCTTGAAGTTATCAAAGAAACTTGCAAAGCTGAAGAAAGAGATTTGACTTCTGATGAAAATACAGAAATGGATTCAATCCTTTCAAAGATTGATGATGTTGATGTAAAAATTGAAAGAGCTGAGAAAATAGAGGCTAACTTAAGAACTGCTGCAAAAGTTTCAGGTGTAAAAGTTGAAACTAAAAAAGACAAAGACCTTGAGAAGTTTACTTTCCAAGCTGCTGTTAGAGCTGCTTACACCGGTAACATGGAAGGAATTGTTAAGGAAATGCATGAAGAAGCAATCAATGAAACTAGATACACAGGAGGTTCTGTTAAAGGAGTTGGAATACCATCTTCAATCTTAACAAGAGCTTGGAACACTTCTGATGTGAATGCTACTGAAGTAATGTCTTTCACTGACCAATTAGAAGGAAACTTAGTTTTGGCGTCTGCTGGTGCTAACTTCTATTCTGGAATTAACAACATGAAGTTTCCTGTATTCTCTGGAATAACTTCAACTTTCGTTGCTGAGGATGGAACAGGTGCTCCTTCATCTGCTGGTAACACAGGGAATGTAACTTTATCTCCTAAGAAATTAATTTCTGTTGTAAACATGACTCAAGAGTCAATGATTCAGAACACAGGTCTTGAGGCTGCTCTACAAAGAAACATGGCTGCTTCAATTGCTTCTTCTTTAGAAAAAGCTTTATTAGACACTTCTGATGTTTCTAACGCTCCACAATCAATCTTTGCTGATGCTGCTACAGGACCAACTACTGTAACTGCTGCTGATTGGGTTGCTATGGAAACTACTGTTTTAGAAGCTGGTGTTCAATTAGAAGGTTCAAGAATGGCTTACTTATTAGACACAGGAGCTTATGGAACTGTTAAGTCTTTAGCTCAAGTTTCTAATGTATCACCAATCTGGGATAATGCAGATAAGCGATTAAATGGTTACTTTGCATTCGTTTCTCCTAATGTTGCTGAGAACGGAACTGCTGCAAAAGACCATGCTCTATTTGGAGACTTCTCAAAAGTTCACATTGCACAATTTGGTGGATTAGACATATTGTTTGACCCTTACACAAATGCTGCTTCTGGACTTCCAAGATTAGTTGTTACATCTTTAGTTGATGGAAACGCTGTTCAAAATGGAGAAGCTTTCGTTAAATTAATTGAGGCATAATTTGATTATATAACTTTAGAAAGGGGCTGGTTTTTATTAGCCAGCTCCTTTTTTTTAAAACAATAAAAATGTATAGAAGTTTACAAGAAAACACTTTAGCAACAAATCCTTTGTTCACTACAGCTGAAGCAAAAGATTTTTTGAAAGTTGATACAACAGCGGATGACACTTTGATTGATAACCTAATTAAAGCGGCAACTCAATCTTGTGAGATTTATACAAACAGATATTTTCTTGATACTTTAGTTACTCAATATGCAGATAAATGGAGTGATATTAATACACTTTACAAAAGTCCCGTTTCATCAATTACTCATATAAAATACTATGATTCAAATGATTCTTTGCAAACATTAGATACTTCTGTTTATTTAGTTGATGAAGTTTCTCAACCTGCAAGAATAGGATTAAAACCAAATCAATCATTTCCAAACTTAGCTGATAGAATTAATGCAATAGAAGTAAAATATACAGTAGGTTATGGAACAAGTTCATCAGATGTTCCTGAAGGAATAAGACAAGCTGTTTTAATTACAATTGGGAATTGGTATGAAAACAGACAAACAGTTATCACAGGAAGGACAGCAACAGAACTTCCATTATCAAGTCAATATTTATTAAACCAATATAAAGTTCAAGTATGCTAAGCATCGGACAACTAGACAGAAGAATAAAAATATTAGAGCCTTCCTACACAAGAAACAAGTATGGAGAGGAATCAAAAACATATGCTTTGATTTACACATTGTGGGCAAAAGTAGATTGGAAATCAAGCAACAGAAAAGAAGAATCACAAGAACAAACAAACAGAACTGATGTTGTTTTTTATGTTAGAAATCTAGGAGTTGATATTTTAACAACTTACAGAATAGAATATGAAAGTGAAACATACATTATTCATGGAATTAAACAAATAGAAGGAAGGGAAAGAATGTTAGAATTAGCAACAAGAATTAAAGACAATCAATAATGGCAATATTTAACAAAAAATTTTCTGGTTCGGGTTCAGCTCAAAATGTTGGAGTTGAAGTTTTAGGACTTAAAGAGATTGAACAGATGTTTCAACAACTTCCAAAACAAGTTAGTCAAAAAGCAACTTGGACAAAGTTTTGGAGAGATGCTTCAAAACCATTAGTGAAATCAGCTCAACAGGAAGCTCCTGTTGCGGACAAAGACATTCCTTATCCAGCAAATCCTGGCGCAACAATCAAAAGAGAAACTTTAAAAAAGTCAATTGGATTTTTTACAACCAAAGCTTCAAGAGAAAACTATGGGGGTTATGTAGGTCCTAGAGTCAAAGGAAGGTTTAAAAAAGAAAAGGGTGGTTATTTTGGGGCCTGGATTGAATATGGAAATCAAGTTGAATTTTTTGGTAAATATACAGGTAGAGCTCAAACATATATGGCGGACGCTTGGGAAACTTCACACAGGTCTGTTATGATGGGAGGCATGAAATCAGCTGAAAAAATATTTACAAGAGCTGTAAGAATACATGAAAGAAGATTGAAAAAATACGGAACATTAGGATATTAAATGGACATAGGAAAAGCAATATATAAAATTTTAAGTGATAACATTGCAGTTAGTTCAATGGTGGGAACAAGGATTGCTCCAAATGTAATGAAACAAACATCTCCATTTCCTTTCATTGTTTATGATGTTAGAAGTTCAGACCCTGAAGGACAAAAGGATTCTGTTGCATTATTGGATGTTGTTGACATGAGAATTTCTGCATATTCTAAAACTTACTCAGAAGCTTCTAAATTAGCTAACTATATAAGAACAGCTTTGGACCGAGTAAATGGAGTTTATAATGCGGTTAACATTCAAGCAATTGATTTTGATGGATATGATGACATCTTTGATGATATGTCTGGAAGTGATGGAATTTATAGAAAGTCCTTGAATTTTAATGTTAGAGTAATAAATTCTTTTAACAATATTTATTCAACTTTATTTGATGGAGTTGATGACTTTGTTTCTTTAGGAGTTTCTGGTTTTGGAGCTGTTAAAAACACAGGTTCAATTTCTGCATGGTTCAAGTT